CAGAGGGTGTGGAGGCTGCGACAGGCTTAACGGGCATTAAAAGAGATATCTATGGGTTGGGTCAGGTGGCTGGATTATTGGCAGGGGCAAGCCCTTCAGCGCTGCCTAGTCTAAAATCACCTTCTACTTCGACACGCTCTGGTGCAGAGAAGGCGTTTAAAAGTCCCCCAAAACAAGACGAGATTTCAAAAACCCTTCCGCACGATGATCTAGACACATCAGAACTTCTAACTTCGTACATCATATCTCCAACCAGAAACCCAGAAAGTAAATCAGGAGTTACAAGACAAGAGCTTGTTAATCGACTTTCATCTGATGCAAATGCTCAAACAAAAACTCAAAAAGCTTTAGATGAGCTTGGATATAAGGATACTGTTCCAGTATTTCGCACAGTAATATTAAAAGATGGCAAAGCTATGGACCCAGAAACGATTACGTCCGTATCTTTAAGGCCAAAAGCTTTTGCTGATACAAATAGCTTTTTAACTCAAGGGAAAATAGGTTTTGGTGATAATGTAATCGCTGTAAGGTATGATGTTCCAAGAGATAAATTTATTGGATATTTCCCAGCTCTTGCTGACGATATTAAGTCAAGCGTTAATAAAAAAATAAAAGAAAAGGGAATTGGTCAAACTGAAATAGAGGGTTTTAAAACTGTTACCAATCCGTCTGAACATGCAAAGAATTTAATTGAAATGCAGGATGAGGCTATTGTTGACGTTTCTGGCTTAACCGCTAAACCATTAAAAGTGTTTGACAAAGATGAAATACAAAGCATGATTTCTATGAACTCATTTTTACCAAGAAAAATTGCATCACAAGAGTTAAAGTCAGGACCAGAGGTAAGGGCGGCGTTAGGAGAAAGCTATACGGCTGTAAATCCTTTTAAATTTAAAGGTACAAAAGAAGAATTTGAACAATTAAATCAAGAGGCCGCGCAAAAAATGTTTGAAAATTATGAGCGTTTTTTTAGAGGTGATTACAAACAAGGTGGTATTGTGTATAATCCTTTTAACGCAGGCATAGGAGCTTTGTAATGGCTATAGAAAAAGGCACAGGTGCTGGCGGTGATAATGTCATCCCTATGAATACACAGGAACAGATAGATATTCTTGAAATGCCTGTTGAGCCTGGTCAAGTAACAATGGATGATGGCTCTGTTATTGTTGGCGACATCACTGAAGAAATGATGGCAGCAGAAGTGCCAGTAGAAATACCCTTTAACTCTAACCTCGTTGATTTTATGGATGAGGCAGAAACCACAGCTATCGCCTCTGACTTGGTTGGTGAGATTGAGGATGACTTGTCATCTCGTGAGGATTGGGAAGAAGTTTACAAAAGAGGCATTGATCTTCTTGGTATGAATTATGAAGACAGATCGCAGCCATTTGAAGGCGCATCTGGTGTAGTTCATCCTCTTTTAGCCGAATCAGTTACACAGTTTCAGGCGCAGGCTTATCGTGAATTATTGCCTTCTGGCGGACCTGTTCGCACACAGATAATTGGTGATCAGAACAAAGAAGTCTTAGCGCAAGCTGAACGTGTTAAAAACTATATGAATTATCAAATTACTTATGAAATGGAGGAGTATGATCCTGAACTGGACCAAATGCTTTTCTACCTTCCTATTATAGGCTCTACTTTTAAAAAGATTTACTTTGATCCTCTCTTGCAAAGAGCTGTATCTAAGTTTGTTCATGCTGAAGACCTCATTGTTCCTTACAGCGCAACTGATTTAGCATCAGCAACACGCATTACGCATGTTGTTAAGATGGATAAAAACGAGATAAGAAAGCTACAGCTTACAGGCTTTTACGCTGATATAGACCTGCCTGGAGATGGCTATGGAGATGAAGATTACTCTAATGTAAAAGAAACCATAGATGAAATACAGGGCATTTCTCCATCAGGATCCAGCGAAGAGGTAACATTGTATGAGGTTCATACAAATTTAGACTTGTCTGGGTTTAAAGATGTAGATGCAAATGGTGAAGAGACTGAGTTAAAGCTTCCATATATCGTAACAATTGTAGAGAAAAGTGGCAAAGTTCTGGCGATTCGCCGTAATTACGATGAAACAGATCCTTTGCGCCGTTCTAAGCCTTACTTTGTGCATTACAAGTTTTTGCCTGGTTTAGGTTTTTACGGTTTTGGCCTTACACATATGATTGGCGGACTGTCTCAAGCAGCAACTAGCCTGTTAAGACAGCTAATTGATGCTGGCACCCTGTCCAACCTCCCAGCGGGGTTCAAGGCTCGTGGCGCTCGTATCCGTGACGAGGACGAACCACTAAACCCTGGTGAGTTTCGTGACATTGACGTTGCGGGTATGGACATCCGCCAATCGCTTATGACGCTGCCATTTAAAGAACCCTCTCAGACGCTATATTCGCTCTTAGGCACGCTTGTTGATTCTGGTCGTAGATTTGCATCTTTAGCTGATATGAAAGTCGCAGAGATGGGTGGAGAGACACCTGTAGGTACAACTATGGCGATTATGGAACGCGGCACAAAAGTTATGTCTGCAATTCACAAGCGCTTGCATTATTCACAAAAAGTTGAATTTAAGCTTTTAGCTAACGTGTTTGCTAGATTTATGGCTCCCATGTACCCATACGCGATACCAGGCGCACCGCCAGAGATTAAGGTTGCAGATTTTGATGATCGTATAGATGTTTTGCCTGTATCAGATCCTAACATTTTTTCTATGTCACAGCGGATTGCCTTAGCCCAAACAGAACTACAATTGGTTCAGTCAAACCCAGAGATACATGGAAACGAACAAGGTTTGTACCAAGCTTATCGCAAAATGTATGAAGCACTAGGAGTTACAAATGTCGATGCGATCTTACCTCCACCTCCTGCTCCTCAACCTACGAATCCAGCTAAGGAAAACCAAGAGGCAATGCGCGGAAAAGCTCTACAAGCTTTTCCAGAACAAAATCATCAAGCTCATATTGAATCCCATTTGGCGATTATTGCAACGCCTGTGGCGCAAGCTAACGCAGCGATAGTTATGACCTTGCAGGGCCATGTTCAGGAACATCTTGGATTTATGGCTGAGGCTATGGCGCAAGAAGAGATTATAAATCAATTGTCTCCTGAAGAGCAAATGCAACTTCAATCTTCACAAGAGGGGATTATGGCATTCCAGACAGAAGTTGCTTCTCGTGCGGCAGAGTTGATTGGCGAGCTTACAGAGCAATATGCACAGGCTGTCACGCCTCCGCCACAAACAGATCCCCTTGTTGCTATACGTCAACAGGAGCTAGCATTGCGTGAAGCTGACATTCAGCGCAGATCTGAAGAGGCGAAAGACAGAGCGCAGCTTGACCGTGAAAAAGAATTGAATGATCAAGTAGAGGCTCAAACACGTTTAGGCATTCAACAAGAGGCTCTTAATCAAAAAACAAGAGTTGCAGAAGAGCGTATTCAAACTCAAAGAGATATTGCCGCTCTTAATAACATGACGAAAGGTCGATAAAATGACAGCAAGTTCAGTAAGCAGAAAAGTAGCTGAGGCAGAAAAAGCTAAAAAAGTGGAGCGTAGAAATGCCCTTATTGAAAGGCAAAAGCCAAAAGACGATATCGTCAAACATATCGAAACTGAGATCAGAGGGATACCCGCAGAAACAAGCAGTAGCGATAGCGTTATCGACAGCGGGGAAATCAAAGCCGTCTCAAAACCAAAAACAAAAGCTAAAAAAACCAGTGGCGCTAAAAAAGGGGGGAGTAGTAAAAAGGTTCTCTCCAATAGCAAGGCCACAAAGATTTAAAGGTGTTTTTTGATGAGTGCAGAAGACGTAGCAAGAAAGCTATTAGAGCTTAAAATCCTGCCCAGATTTATGATGTTGTGTATGACAGGTGTATATATACGTTGTATTGAGTGGGCATTATCACAACCAGACTTAACAACTCAGCAGGCTTCACTAATTTCAGTCGTCACGGGTGCAATGACAGGAAGTCTGGCAGTCTGGTTAAATTCTGAAAAATGAAAGAGTTTGTTCTTGTTATCTCTATGTGGGGTTATACAGGTGTAGAATGGGTATACGTTGGAAACCAAATAGTTTTGCAGCAATCTTTTACGCAAGAACAATGTTACCATTTGTTACAAAAAGATATGTGGAAAGCAAATTATAACAACGAGTATTTTAAGATGAATATTCAATGTTTTCCTAAAGATTGTGCTGGGAAAGAAGTGTGTGATTAATGCCAGCAAAGTTAAATGAGAACACTGAAGTAGCACTGCCGCTACGCAATATCATATCTATGGTTGCAGCAGCATCTCTAGCTACATGGGCGTATTTTGGGATTATAGAACGCCTGAATCAGATTGAAACCAACATTACGATGATGGAGTCTAATGTTAATCATAATACAGAGTTTAGAATAAAGTGGCCGAGAGGAGAGATGGGGAGCCTTCCAGCTGATTCAGAACAATACATGCTAATCGAGCATTTGGCTGGTGAGTTGGAAAAATTGCAAACAGATATAGAATCTGGTAAGGCTCCCTTTGATCAACAACAAAAGTTGACACTGGATTTTTATGAGCGCCGTATTACAAGTTTAGAAGAAAATTTAGAGAATATGAGAAATGGGGATAATTGAAACCTCAATAATTTTAATATTGTATATGTCAGGGTCTATCGTTGAACATGTAGGCTATGATAACATAGCAGTGTGTTTAAGGGCTAAAAGACACATTGAGCGCACTGGCTGGAAAGACAGTGAATATAAACGATATGCTTGTGAGAAAAGAACTGTAGAACTAAAGGAGGGTGTAGACGGCAAGCCATATGTGCTGAAAATAGTGGAGTAGTAAATTGTTAGCCGAACTCGCTGCCGCAAACGCGGCCTTTGCAATTATTAAAAGGGCTGTTCAAAATACAGGTGATATAGCTAAAGCTGGCAGAGCGATCTCAGATTTCGTAATAGCTAAAGAAGAGCTTCAACGCAAAGGCAACAAAAAGAAAAAATCTGGCATCCGCTCCTCTGACTTAGAAGAGTTTATGGCTTTAGAAAGCATCCGACAAAAAGAACAACAATTAAAGCAAATAATGATATATACAGGCAGGCCTGGGCTTTGGCAGGATTGGCAAAGGTTTCAAGCAGAAGCTAGAAAAGAAAGAAGAGTAAGAGAGGAACTTGCAAGGCGCAGAAGAGCTGAGATAATGGATGCCATTGGAATAGGCTCAGTAGTGTTATTAATAGCGGCTATGGTTGCTGGGTTGGTTGCTTGGGTTGCTTGGCTAAAAGGAATGTTTGATTAAAGGAAAAAGGGAGGGTGTTATGTTTCAAGCGCTTATTGGGCCTATCGCATCGTTGGCAGGCTCATTTGTTGAGGGGCAAGTTTCCAAGCAAAAGGCGAAAGCAACTCTTGCACAAACTGAGGCAGAGGCAAAAGCTGAAATAATGAAAACCGCAGCTACCCACGACAGTAAGTGGGAGTTGATTATGGCTGAGTCTACAAAATCGTCCATTAAGGATGAAATAGTCACGGTGATTATACTCATTCCTTTAATTTTAGTCTTCATTCCTGGGATGGAACAAATTGTTAAAAACGGTTTTGACCGTTTGAATGAGCTTCCTGAGTGGTACACATACCTAGTTTTCCTTACAATATCTGCGGCACTAGGAATCAAAGGTGTGGATAAATTTAGGAAAAAGTAATGGACGTTATTGCCTTAACAGAGCATTTATTAAAGAACATACGTCAGCAAAAAGAGGACTACACGACAATGCTGGCGAATGGTGCGGTAGAAGATATGGAAAACTACCGATTTGTGGTGGGTCAAATACGCGGACTGACTTACTGTGAAGAAGAAATAAGAGCCGCGATGAAAGGTGTCATTGAAGATGGCTAAAAAACTATTCGTGCCTGAAAGGGTTGCGGCAAATATGAAGTCTGACACGCCACAGACTAAAATCCCAAAGGCGATTGAAAAGGCTTTACCAGAGCAAGAAGAAAACAAAAACACAGAAAATCCAGAAAATATGGATGTTTCTGCCCTTGATAGATTGCCAAACCCTGTAGGTTATAGGCTTTTGGTAATCCCATATTACCCCCCAGCCAAGACAAAAGGCGGTATTTATGTGCCAGATGCTACTCGTGACAGAGAAGCATTTGCAACAGTTGCAGCGTATGTTGTTAAGGTTGGCCCTGACGCATATAAAGACCAAGACAAGTTCCCCTCTGGCGCTTGGGCGCATGAGAAATCTTGGGTTCTTATGGGAAGATATGCTGGAAATAGGTTCAAAGTGGAGGGTCTTGAGGTTCGTCTCATAAATGACGATAATATTATCGCCACTATACTTGACCCAGCAGATATCTCATATGTATAAAAAAGGTGGAGGGACATTATGGAAGATGTAATGAATCAAGAAGCGCAAACACCGTCAGAAGAAAACATCACTGTTGATGTTGAGGATTCTGATCAAAAAGCAGAAGTCAAAGAAGAAAAATCCGAACAAATGTTCGACTCTTCTGATGAGCAAGAAGATGATGGCGCTTCTGGTGAAGAGCTTGAAAATTATAGTGGCAACGTACAAAAGCGCATAAATCAATTAACAGCTAAACGCAAACAAGCGCTAGAAGAAGCTGAGGCGGCTTATCAATACGCTCAACAAGTTCAGCAGCAAAATGAGCAAATGAAGGCTCGTTTACAAGAGCTTGATCAAGGTTATACAAATGAATATGGCGCTCGTGTTGATTCTCAGCATGAACAAGCAAAGAAGCTTTTAAAAGAAGCTCGTGAGCTTGGGGATTTTGAAAAAGAGGTAGAGGCACAAGACTTAATTGCTCGTTTAGCTGTAGAAAAAGAGCGTGTTCGTGTTCAAAAGGCTCGTCAGGAACAAGCGCAGCAACAACCTCAAGAAGAACAACAGGCTCAAGCGCCGCAACAACAAAGGCCACAAAAAACTGAAGATTTAGACCCAAAGTTACAAACTTGGATGAGCAAGAACGAATCTTGGTTTGGTAAAGATATGGTTATGACTAGAGGCGCTCAAGCTATTCATGAAATGCTAGTAGGCATGGAAGGCTTTGATCCTACCAGTGATGAGTATTATTCGGAAATAGATAAGAGGATGCGTGTAGAGTTTCCTCATAAGTTTCAGTCGCAGCGGCAAAACGCCCAAGCAGTTGCGCCTGCGTCCTCTGGACGGTCTGTGAAATCAGGGCGGAAAAAGACGGTGGAATTAACACCAGGTCAAGTGGCTTTCGCTAATAAGATGAAGATTCCTCTTGAGCGGTACGCAAAAGAAGTCGCTAAATTAAACTCAAGGAGTGCATAATGGCTGATCGCACAAGTAGGGATTCGCAAACCCGTGAAAAAAAAGCGAGAGTGGAAACTTGGCGACCACCATCTACTCTTGAGGCTCCAGAACCGCCAGTTGGTTTTAAACACCGCTGGATTCGTGAGTCGGTTATGGAATTTGATGACCGAAATAACGTCCATAAGCGCCGCCGCGAAGGTTGGGAGCTTGTAAGGTCGGAAGATTACCCTGATTTCGATGCACCTGTCATTGACGAAGGAAAAAACGCTGGCGTAATCGGCGTAGGTGGTTTGGTTCTTGCTCGAATACCTGAAGAGATTGTGGAACAACGTGACGCGCATTATCGCAATGTCACAGAAAATCAAATGGATGCTGTAGATAGAGATTGGATGCGTGAGTCTAATGCGGCTATGCCCAAACTCGCTCCACAGCGCTCAAGTAAAGTAACTTTTGGCTCAAAGGGCCAAAACTAACCTCATAAGGAGAGTTTAAGATGGCAAATAAAGACGCCTCTTTTGGTCTACGTCCTGCACGGATGATGAACGGCTCTGCTTTCATGAACCAACAAAACCGTTATCGTATCGCTTCTGGTGATAGCACAGCTATTTTTCAAGGCGATCTCGTAGAAGCTTTAACTGCTGGCGTTATCGCCCGTATGGCTGCTGGAGATGGTGGATTTGTTCTTGGTGTGTTCAATGGATGCCGTTACACAGACCCCACAACTGGGAAGGAAACCTTCTCAAACAGCTACCCTGGTTCAATTGCAGCTTCAGACATTGAGGCTTTCATAATTGATTCACCAGATGTAGTTTACGAAATTCAAGGAGATGAGGCATTCCCTGTGGCTGATCTTTTTGGTAATTTCGACATCGTTGACCAATCACCTGTAGGTGACACAAGTTCAGGGATTTCCCGCATGGAACTTGATGTTAGCACTGGCGCAACAACTGCAACATTGCCTTTGAAAGCGATTGATATTTCGCAAGACCCAGAGAACAATGATGTAGCAAGCGCAAATACAAATGTGATGGTCGTTATCAATAACCACTTGCTGTCCGCTGGCACAACTGGCTTGGCATAAGGAGACTAGATAATGGCTATTTCAAGAGCGCAACTAGTTAAAGAACTAGAGCCAGGCCTGAACGCCTTGTTCGGCATGGAATACGACCGCTACGATGCACAACATGCAGAAATCTACGACACTGAATCATCAGACCGTGCGTTTGAAGAAGAGGTAATGCTCGTAGGTTTTGGTAACGCTCAGACCAAAGCTGAGGGTGCAGGTGTATCTTTCGACAACGCTTCAGAGGCATTTACCGCTCGGTACAATCACGAAACGATTGCACTGGCATTTGCTTTAACTGAAGAGGCGATGGAAGATAACTTGTATGATCGCCTTGGCGCTCGTTACACCCGTGCATTAGCTCGTTCAATGTCACACACAAAGCAAGTTAAAGCTGCTGCCATTCTTAATAATGCGTTTGACAGTAACTTTGCTGGCGGTGATGGCAAAGAGTTGTGTGCTACCGATCACCCACTTGCTGGTGGCGGTACGTTCCGCAATGAGTTGGCAACTGCTGCTGATCTCAATGAAACTTCTTTAGAGAACTCTCTCATTGATATCTCAACTTTTGTTGATGAGCGAAACATGATTATTGCGTTAAGAGGAACCAAGCTTATTGTTCCAACACAACTTCAGTTTGTGGCGGATCGTTTGCTTGAGTCTACATTACGCACAGGCACAGCCGATAATGATGTAAACGCAATCAACAACATGGGCATGTTGCCAGAGGGTTACGTTGTTAACAACTTCTTAACAGACCCAGATGCCTTCTTTATCAAAACAGACACTCCAAATGGATTTAAACATTTTGAGCGTACTCCAATGTCTACAGGCATGGAAGCTGACTTTGATTCAGGTAACATGAGGTTTAAAGCTCGTGAGCGTTACAGCTTTGGCTTTTCAGACCCTCGTTGTGTATTTGGTTCCCCAGGAGCTTAATACGAATAATTGTTCTAAAAGGGCGGCTTCCATGTCGCCCTTTTTTATTGTATAGTTAACCATCCCTGACAGTCGTATGGTGCGACTGACACTAGCCACGACAGGAGATTACATTGGCTAACACCACTTTTAACGGTCCCGTCCGTTCAGAAAACGGGTTCAAAAACGTCATTAAAAGCGCCACAACTGGTGAACTTACCAGCGAAATGACACTTTCTGTTTACACCGCAACTGTAACAGTCGCTAACGGTGCTACGACAGGAAAAGAGTCATCTATTGGCATTCCGTCAAACTTTATCCCTATGGGCGTGATGATTGCTGTAACTGGCGCAGCTTCTAATGCTGTCAACCTTGTTGATATTGGCACAGATGCTGATACAGACGGATTTGTTGACGGTATTACTGCCGCAGTAAACTCAACAGGATTTAAAGGGTTCTTCCCTTGTAATGGTGTGCTAGGTATGTCTGGTGGAGCAACCACCGCTGCTACAGCCACCGCAGATGAGGTTGAGGTTGTAGTTTCTGGCGATCCAGGTGCTGACACAACAATAGTGATGAAGTTCATAGGCATTTCTAGCTCATCAGACGCTTCGTAGGAGGCTATTATGGCTGGTCCAGTAAAAGCCTTTAATCATGCACAAGGAGCATCTGCCGCAGTTGTTGGCCCTGCAAGGTCGAGAATACGTCAGATTGTGATATTTGCTGATGCAGCAGGCGCTTTCACAATAAAGAATGGAAGTGCTAGTGGAGAGGTTTTAATTACGCAAACTTTTCCTACAGGACTTCATCATCTAAATATCCCTGATGATGGTATTATAGCTACTGACGGCGCATTTGTTGCAGCGTTTACAGGCTCTAGTAATCAGTTGACAATATTCTTGTCATAAGGAGTTGGCTATGGCTCGTAAAAGAGACAAGCAGCCGCCTAAAACTAAAAAGTATTTCCGCTCCACTAAAAGTGGGGCGGGAATGACTAAAGCTGGTGTTGCGCGATATAGGCGTGAAAACCCTGGTTCTAAACTTAAAACCGCAGTAACTGGTAAGGTTAAAAAAGGATCTGCTGCTGCTAAAAGGCGTAAATCTTTTTGCGCTAGAAGCGCTGGTCAAATGAAAAAGTTTCCAAAAGCAGCAAAAAATCCTAATAGCCGTTTACGCCAAGCAAGGCGGAGGTGGAAGTGTTAAATTTCAATACTTTAATTAGTGGCGCTACCCTAGCTTTTATCGGCTGGATAGCTTTTTCTGTTGTTGAGTTAAAAACAGAAACTGCCGTGATATCTGTTAAGGTAGACCAAAATCATAAGCTTTTAGCAGAACTTTGGGATTTCTATTTACAGGAGAGGGTCAATGCCGATATCGCGTGGGCAACTCGCAAGCCAAATTTCAAAACCTCCACAAAAGAAAAAATGGAGCAAGAAGCGAAAAGCTAAAATAAACTGCAAACGTCCTAAAGGTTTTAGTCAAAAAGCATATTGTGCTGGCAAGAAAAAGAGAAAGAAATGAATAAAAACAAAAAAGCAAAAGTTAAAAAAGTTATTAAAGGTTTGAAAAAAGCATCTAAACTACATGCTAAACAAGCAAAAAGTTTAAAAGGTGTGTTAAATGGCAAAAAGAAAAGATCCTAAAGTAGGTACAGGTAAAAAACCAAAAGGAAGCGGGAGAAGACTTTATACCGATGAAAACCCAAAAGACACTGTATCTATAAAGTTTGCCACTCCTACTGATGCAAGGGCCACAGTTTCTAAGGTTAAAAAGATAAACAAACCATTTGCTAGAAAGATACAAATACTTACAGTTGGTGAGCAAAGGGCCAAAGTTATGGGCAAAACGCAAGTGGCAAGTATATTTAAAAAAGGCAAAGAAAGTTTAAGAAAGGCTAGAAAAAATGCAAAAACGTAGCGGAACACCAAAAGGCCTTACTTATTTTAGGAAAGGTGGTGCGGCTTCTAAAAAGTCAAAAGGTAGTAAAATATGTCCAGAGGGTAAAGCCTGGGCAAAACGTACTTTTGATACATACCCAAGCGCATATGCAAACCTTGCTGCATCAAAGTATTGTAAAGACCCTAATTACGCTAAAAAGTCTAAGGGCGGCAAAAGAAAGGGTAAGTAATGGGGGAGCTTAAAAAATGGCTAAAACAAGATTGGGTTAGGATTGGCACTGATGGAAGTATCAAAGGTAAATGTGGTACATCTAAAGACAAGAAAAACCCAGACCGCTGCCTACCAGCTTCAAAGGCTAGAAGCCTCTCAAAGGCTGAAAGAGCGTCTACAGCAAGAAAGAAAAAGAGAGCGGGAGCAAAAGGCAAGACAGTGGTATCTAATACAAAACAAGCCAAAGTCAGAAACCTCGCAAAGGGAGGTCCAGCTAAACGCCCTTTCAAGGGCAAAAAGGTGGCTGGCACGGCTGTTGCTAGGGGATGCGGTGTGATAATGTCTAACCGTAGAAAACGCACAAAAGGTGCGGTAACTCAGTCATAAGGAGACTTAAATGGCTATGAAGAAAAAAGGCTACCGTGCTGGTGGCAAAGTTAAAAAAATGGCTAAAGGTGGCGCTGCTGGCGGCAAGAAAATGAGAAGAATGGCTAAAGGTGGTGCTGCTGGTGGCAAAAAGATAAGAAGAATGTCCAAGGGTGGCGCTATGGGCGGCAAAAAAGTCAGAAGAATGTCTAAAGGTGGAACCGCTGGCGGCAAGAAAATGACTGTTGCACAACTTCGTTCTGCTGCTAAAAAGCTAGGATACAAAGTATCTAAAGCATAATGCCATATTTATATAGCAATGTTCCCTACTTTAAGGCATGGGTGCGGCGCGAGTATACTCATAACCATGAGGACTATCATGGTGAGTTTTTGCACGCAATGGTCGTTGGCGTAACGTCCATGCCTAACAGATGTCTAAGTTTCCAAGTTATGTTTACTGGAAGTGAAGCAGAAGGTGAGGAAGAAGATACGGTACATGGAGGTGCAATGTGGGCTAGAATGCCCATAACCGCTCTAGTTGCTGATATACCTTTAGAGGAATGGCCTGAACCAATGAACACATATGATGCTCAACCTTGGGATTGTTCATCACATAATCACGCTGTTTATGTGATAGACCGAGCTACGCCCTGCCCTTGGTTGGCTAAAATAGATAGTGAGTTTTTTCCTGCAAAGTATCTTTTTACAGTAGATTACTCCGAGTCTGAGATAGCAGATGATCCAGCACAGCATAAACAAAGTCATGTTTTGCAACTGCTTGATGCTGGTGAATGGACAGGAAACATTGTTGCCCTGCCTAATAATCGTGTAAGGGTTACACACCCTGCTTGGTTTGAAACAGGCGAAGGTGCGCCACATTTCAAGCCCTCTCAGCATATACACTATTCAAAAAGTGATTTAGACTATACACTAGATGTAAATAGGATATTTGATAACCTTTACAATGAGGAAGAGTGATGGCTGTTTCTGGCTCAACCGATTTTGAATTAGATGTATCTGATTACATTGAAGAGGCCTTCGAGCGTTGTGGTTTAGAGGTTAAAACAGGTTATGACCTAAAAACAGCCAAGCGCTCGATGAACCTCATGTTTGCGGAGTGGGCAAACAGGGGTCTTAACCAATGGACTATAGTTCAAAGAACAATATCACTTACAGCAGGAACTAATAGTTATACGCTTGGATCTGATGTTATTGATGTTTTGTCTGCTGTTGTTCGCAGGAGTAATACAGACATTAGTATGTCTAAAATTAGTCGTGATGAATATTTGAACATTCCAGAAAAAACTACTCAAGGCAGGCCAACACAGTTCTTTATTGACAGGCAGGTAACGCCTGCAATCAAAATATGGCCCGCTCCTGAAAATGCTACTGATGTTATCTACTATGATACTTTAACTAGAATTGATGATGCAGATACTTTCACCAATACCGTTGATGTGCCGTTTAGATTTTATCCGTGTTTAGCTGCTGGTTTGGCATACTATTTATCAATAAAACGTGCGCCAGATCGTATTCAAATGTTAAAAGCTGTTTATGAAGAAGAATTTGATAGAGCTTTAACAGAAGATAGAGATAGGGCTTCTTTTAACGTAGCTCCTAGTTTAAGTTTTTACAGGGTGTCGTAATGCCTAAATATGCGGCTGGAAAATACGCATATGGAATATCAGACCGTTCTGGTTTTCGTTATCGTTTGAAAGATATGCGAAAAGAGTGGAATGGATTTCTTGTGGGCAAAGATGAGTATGAAGAAAAGCATCCGCAATTAGAGCCTCGTAGACACCCAACAGATGCAGAGGCTTTGAGAGATCCAAGACCAGATACAAATAACATCATTCCAATAACAGCAAATATACCTTCTTTTAATTTAGAAACATTACAATTTATTCCTGTGCCTCTTTTGTTAGGAAAAGTTGGAACAGTAACTTTTAGTGATGATGTTGTTACGCCAGTACAGTTAACAGGCGTTTCTTCTGTTAGCGCACTTGGATCTGTAACAGTATCAGTGCCAACATCAGCATCGACCTTTGATTCAACAAGTGTTACACTCGATTCTACAAACAAAACTTTTGACGAGGGTTAAATGGCAAAGCAAACAGTAGGGATTGGGTCAAGCGCAAACGATGGCAGTGGCGATACTCTTCGTGCTGGTGCGGATAAAATTAACGACAATTTCAATGAAATCTATGCAGCGTTAGGGAATAGCTCTAGCGTTCTAACTGATATCATAGATGCAAACGGTCTTTTTGACGTTAGTTCTGGCGCAAACAAAATTGTTTTCTATTATGCTGCTTTAAGTGATTTGCCCAGTGCATCAACTTATCATGGGGCTGTGGCTCATGTTCATGCTACGGGCGGCTTGTATTTTGCTCATGGCGGTAACTGGATACGGTTAAACGATGAAACCACTGGTCCTGTAACAAAATACACAACAACATCAGCAAATGGATCTGCTTATCAATTTTCTGGTCCAGGTGCTACCGCTGGTAACAATCCTAATTTTACCTTTTACAAAGGTCACACATATTTAATCGACAACACCTCCTATGTTAGCAGTCATCCTTTGCAGATACGAACAGCCTCTGGTGGGTCTGCTTTTACAACAGGGGTTACAGATAATTACAACAGCACTACTGGGCTAACTCAGTTTATTGTGCCGCATGAGCCAAGTGACACTTCTTTAGTATATCAATGCACTGTTCATAGCAGTATGGTTGGAAACATAACAATAGTGTAAAAAATGACATATACGAACACAACATTAAAACAAGCTATTCAAGACTTTACAGAAAATGACGAAACCACATTCGTAAGTAATTTGAATAACTTTATCATTAATGCGGAAGAACGAATCCTTAAGCTTGTTGACCTTGATTACTTTAGAAAGAATGTGACTGCTTCAACAACTTCAGGGAACAAATTTCTAGCATTGCCTGACGATTATCTAGCCACATTCTCACTTTCAATCGTTAACAGCGGATCAAATGAGTTTTTACTTCAGAAAGACGTAAACTTCTTGCAGGAATATTCTCCAGACCCAACGGTTACTGGCGTTCCTAAGTATTACGGTATTTTTGACGTTGATAATCTAATTTTAGCCCCAACGCCTAATCAAGCATATTCTGCTGAACTACATTACTATTATAGGCCGCAGTCAATCACCGCAACGGCTTCAGGAACATCTTGGTTTGGTGACAACGCTCCAGACACATTGTTGTATGGTTCATTGGTTGAGGCTTACACATTTATGAAAAGTGAACCGACTTTTATTCAACTATACGAGCAACGGTTTGTAGAAGCCGTTACAAGGTTGAAAGTTTATGCAGAGGGTGTAGAAAACACTGACGCATATAGAACGGGATTAACAAGAGTAAGAAAGCAGTAGTGGAGGCTTGAATGCTGTCTTTTACAGGCGGTCTAGAAATGGGTTCCGTCAATGTTATGACATCTAATAATGGTGGTCATAGCACGGAACAAATTGTAGAACTTGCGATGGACAAAATAATGAAGGTGTCTGATACAGCACCACCAGCCATCCGAGATCAAGCGCAGACTTTTCAAAATCATCTGCGTGTAGTATTGTATCATTACTTTGAATTGGCAAGGCGCGAAGAACGCTCCAGTATTGCCAATAAAATGCAATCTGCTGGCAACAGCGAAATGGCTGAACTCGTTAGGAGAATATAAATGGCTATTACACAAGCAATGTGTACTTCTTTCAAAAAAGAACTTTTGGAAGCAAAGCACAACTTTTTAAACTCTGGTGGAAGCGATTTTAAGCTGGCTTTGTACACAAGTTCAGCCTCTCTTGATGCTTCAACTACTGCTTATACTTCGTCAAACGAAGTTAGTGGCACAGGTTACTCAGCAAAAGGCTCGTCCCTTACAAGAGTTAATCCAACTTCATCTGGTACAACTGCCTTTACTGATTTTGCAGACTTGAGCTTTACATCAGCTACAATTACCGCTCGTGGTGCGTTAATCTACAACGAAGACACTTCAGGTGATACGTCTGTGTGTGTACTTGATTTTGGTTCTGATAAGACATCAACTGCTGGCACGTTCACAATTCAATTCCCAACTGCGGACTCTAGCAACGCTATTATTCGCATTGCCTAACGAGTAAGCTATGTCGCTATCGGGTTGGGGCAGAGGCACTTGGGGCGAAGGTGCTTGGAACGAAGCTCTGCCCGTTGTGGTGACAGGGGTATCTGGAACTGGTGCGATAGGCATACTTGAGTTTTCAGGTGATGTTGCCCCCGCTGTTGTCAACACAAACATTCTTGGCACTGGGCAGATTGGCAACGCTCTTGCCGCAGCCGGAGCGATTGTTACTGAAGAAGGCTTAGTAGGATCTATCGGTTTTGGCGATGAACAAGTGTCCGCTGGGGCTAATGTCTCTCCAACAGGGGTTGCGTCTGGTTTAGGAGCTATTGGCACCGTTTCTTTCAGTCTTGATTGTGTTTTTGCCGCCTCTGGGGTATCATGCTCTGGAGCGACAGGTACTGTCGAGGTGGACGACTTAGCGTTTGGGGTAACAGGATTGCAAGCCACTGCAAATGTTGGTATTGTCAATGTGTGGGGACGGGTGGTTCCTGATCAGAACGCAAACCCACAAGAGATTGTGCCATCTACGACTAACACTTGGAGCGATATAACGCCTAACAGCAATCCAAACTGGAAAGAGGTGGCATAATGCCAAGTCAATACACAAGTAACACAGGTATAGAAAAGCCAGCTACTGGCGAACAGTCAGGCACCTGGGGTGATACCACTAACGATAACTTTGATATTATTGATACTGCGCTAAACGGGAATGTTACGCTTTCATTGTCTGGAACTAGTTCTACCTTAACTACATCAGATGGCGACAAGACATCAAACGGGCTTAACAAAGTGATTATTTGTTCAGGTTCACCATCTGGCACTCACACTATCACCGTATCTCCAAACGGTGCAGAAAAAATTTATTTTGTGACGAATAGTTCAGGACAGTCTGTAATCTTCTCACAAGGTACAGGCGCAAATGTTACGATTGCAAACGGCGAGTCTCGAATTATCCACTGTGATGGGGCTGGTTCAGGTGCAGCAGTGACTGATTTTTCCTCTACTATGGCGGCAAGTACAACTTTTATTTCCAACACCGCTGACGGCAACGCCACCGCGTTAGCGATTGCATTAGGATAGTATCATGGCAAACACTTTTAAAGTCGTAACTAAAGCTGGCGTGACAAGTGAAGATACCATCTACACTGTTGCATCAAGCACAACCACGGTTATCTTGGGACTGGTTCTAGGCAACACAACAAGCAGTCAGACCACTGCTACTGTTACCTTGTCCTCAGACACCGCCAATCGCGCAGGAGCAAACAACGAAAACAACCAAGATGTAGAGTTAATAACAAATGCGCCGATTCCATCCGGCTCTTCTCTTGAATTACTATCAGGAAATAAGGTTGTGTTGGAAACAACAGATGTAATAAAGGTAACGGGAAGCGCAGCTACAGATGTCTGCTTGTCTATTATGGAGATTACCTGATGGCGTATGTGGGTAACAACCCTGCGGAAATATACAGTTCTGTTCAGAAGCAGGATTTGACGGGGGGTAGCGGCACTAGTTTTACGTTAAGCTACCCTGCGTCTACAAATGATGTTTCTGTTTTTGTTAATAATGTTCGGCAAGAACCTGGTGTAGCTTACACTGTATCAGGTACGTCCATGACCATGACAGGTACAGTGGCTTCGACAGATGACTTTTACGTTGTTTTCTCTGGCCTGACGCAAGGCACGATTACGCCGCCTGATGCGAGTGTGACCACAGCAAAAATTGCTAACAATGCTGTAACTTCTGCAAAACTGGCAAGCGGTGTAGCTCAAGCTCCAATTTCCGTGGCAATTATAGCTGACAAAAAAGCGTATAATACGAATGGTGGAAGCTCTTCGGCAGCCACAATAAATGATAGAGATTTAAACACAAAACTACATGACCCAGACAACATTGTAACAATATCATCTAATCAATTTATTTTAGGTGCTGGAACTTACAGTATTATTTATAGTTGTCCAGCATATAAAGTTAATAGAAATCAAGCACAGCTTTATGATGTTACAAACTCTACTGTAGTTTCGCATGGCGCAAGTGTTTATGCGGTAGACACTTATAACGGTCATTCTGTTTCAACAGGCTATGCTGTAGTGACCCCAACATCAAACACAACTTATAAAGTAAGACATTTTACTGAAGATGCTTTTGCTACTTATGGATTTGGGGTAGCAACCAATAGTCAAGTTTCTGGACTAGATGGCTCTTTTTATACTCAAGTTCAGATAACTAAGCTGGCATAGGAGCAAGCAATGGCATTATCCAAAATTGACCCTGTTTCTTCTATAGATTTAGCAGATACTGAATACTTTCACGTTGATTTAACAACAGAACAGGGCAGTCTTACTGACAATACAACTGTTGTTGTTGATTTTGGCGCAAAAGGCACTGTGAAATATGACACTAAATCAAATGTAGACACTTCAAATGATGCGTATTTATTGGGTAGCAGCGATGGTGTTTACTTGATCAGTTTTAGTGTCGGAATAAGGTCTTCTACTCTTTCTACTGAAGAACTAATTGATGTTGCTGCGTTTGTAGAAATAGCAACAGATGGTTCAACTTTTGCAGCTTTAAATGGTTCAGGTGCAAGCGTTATTGACAGTTCTTCTGATAAAATGGGTAGTATACAACTTAGTGGAACATCTATTTATAAATCTACTACAGCAACCACAAAAATTCGTTTAAGTGCGTATGCAAATCCAGTTGGTTCAGGTACTAATACATGGACAGTAGGAGCAGACGTAAATGATATAATTCAAGGAAGCCCATCTGCTGCTACAAATTCACGCTGCACCTTTTTGTCTATAGTGAGGATTGCATAATGAGTCAAGCAAGAGATTTAGTAGATAGCTTGGTCGATACCACTAGATCAGGTAGAATTATTCAAGTGCAACGCACACAGTACACAAGCACAACTAGCACTGCTGTTGCGACTTACACTAACGTAGAGCTATCACATTTAGCTGTAAATATTACTCCTACAGCTACAAATAGTATTATTATGATTGAAGCTCAAATAGTTGGTGAATGGAATCCTATGTCAATTACTTACAATTCTGGTTGGTTTTTTTACAGGGACAGCACAAAATTAGCAGCACCGCTTGACGGTAGTAGAAGTATTACGGTTCTTCCTACCACCCTGATTGGAATTACCGCTGAAGACCAAGCTAGTACACCTGAAGCAGCACTTTACAGTTATTTTGATACACCTAGCTCAACCTCTCAAATAGCCTACAAAGTGGGAGTGGTTCAGGGATCAGGCGGTGCAGCTACTTGGTACACTAACAGAACAGTTGCTGACACAAATTCTGGGGACTATGAACGAGGTATTTCATACATCAGTGTAACAGAGATAGCGGGGTAATCAGATGCCATACATAGGAAAAGCCCCAAATTTCGGTATTAGAACCCGCTACTATTACACAGCGTCAGGTTCGGAAACCACTTTGTCTGGTGCGGACGATAACGGCCTAACACTAAAGTTTACTGATGGTCAGTATGTAGATGTAAAGTTGAACGGCGTGTCACTCGTTGCAGGTACAGACTATAACACAAACACTGCTAACACCATCAGTGGTCTAGCTGCGTTGACCGCAGGGCAGATAGCTGAGATTGTAGTGTTTGATGCGTTCAGCGTAGCTAATACTGTTCCAGTTACGGGCGGCACATATTCAGGCGCAGTTGTGTATGACAGCGATGTTACCTACAACAAAGCGTTGCAGGGGAATACCAGCACGGACACAACCAACACAGGTAACATTACTCTTGACTTTGATACTTTTCAAAACTTCGTGCTGACATTCACAGGTAACGTCACCTTTGACAATCCTTCAACCGAGGCAGTGGGTCAGTCTGGCTTTATTGTAATAATCCAAGACTCAACAGGTGGCAGGACCTTATCCCTGGGTACTGATTTTGAAACTGCGGGTGGCGGATCTGTTACGTTAACTTCAACAGCATCAGCAACCGACATGATCCCGTATATAGTGGTTGCATCTAACCGAATTTTGTTGGGTACTCCGCTACTCGCATTTAGCTAGGAGGAATAAATGTCTACTCCTCTTGGCTCCTCTCAGCTTTTTGTCTCTAGAAGTTTTTATCCACACCCCATAGACCAATCCCTGCGGTTCGAGGATGGTGATACTGCATCTATGTCACGCACAAATTCAGGTGCTGGAAATCGTAGAACATGGACATTTAGTGCTTGGATAAAGCGTTCAAATTTGGGCAGTGGCACACAGAATTATATACTTGGTGCAACTACAGACAACTATAGCGCAAATTGGGCTATATTCTTTCTTGGAAGTGATGAGTTAACATTTTATTCATATACATCAAGCCAACAATATCAAATTAATACTGGAGATAACGGAGTTTTTCGTGACCCTTCAGCCTGGTATCATATTGTGCTTGCTTGGGACACAACACAATCTACAGCCGCTGACAGAATCAAACTTTATGTAAATGGTTCTCAATTTACAAATTTTGAAACTGCCGTATATCCATCGCTTAATTATGAAGAGGGTTATATAAACAATAATATTCAGCAGGATATTGGCAGAGCAGCAACTGCCGCCTATGGATATGATGGATATATGGCAGAAGTGCATTTTGTAGACGGCTCTGCATTAGCCCCAACCTCCTTTGGCGAAACAAAATCTGGAATTTGGATACCTAAAAAATACACTGGCTCTCACGGCACAAATGGTTATCATCTTGATTTTGCTGATGGGTCTGCGTTGGGTGATGATGAATCCGGCAACAACAACGACTTTACGCCTACTGGACTTGCGGCAACAGATGTGGTGCTGGACAGCCCTACGAATAACTGGGCTACGATGAACCCTTTAGACCCGCCTGTAGGCACATCAGTTACACTTTCTGAGGGCAACTTAAAAGCAACAGGTTCAACATCTAGTTATTCGGGTGGTGTTGCGTCTACGTTTGAGTTTGAAAGCGGTAAATGGTATTGGGAAGTTTACATAAACAATGAGGTTGATGCTGGCAGTAATTACTATAGTTTTGTTGGTGCGGCCACTGGCGAAAACAATGAGGTTCACAGAACTAACGTCAGTAATGTGCCATCGGTAGCCACAGGTGTAGATGGATGGTCTTGGGAAGGTGACGGTAAAATAAATCTAATAGGCACTGGAACGAGAGCGGTGACTTCTGTTTCTGCTCCATCGGCTGGTGATATTCTTGGATTTGCTATGGATTTAGATAATGGCAATGTTTACTTTTACTTAAATGGCACTGCACAAAACTCTGGTAGTGCAGTAATAACTGGGGTAACTGGATTAAAAACCAATCCTATGGTTGGTGTTTATAATTCAAGTGCTGTTACTTTTAACTTTGGTCAGGATAGTTCATTTGCTGGCACAAAAACAGCACAGGGCAATACAGATCGCAATGGCAACGGTGACTTCTATTACACTCCCCCCTCTTTTTATTTAGCTTGCTGTTCAGCCTCATTACCCGACCCTGACATTGACCCTGCCATTGACCAATCACCAACAGATCATTTTAATACGGTGCTTTATAGTGGCACAGGCTCAACAAGAACCGTTACAGGCGTAGGCTTTCAACCTGACTTTGTTTGGATTAAGGACAGGACTACTGCCTATGACCACCACTTGTTTGATGTCGTAAGAGGTGGTGAAAACAGTCTGTATTCTAACGACAGCGTTGCTGAAAACACCTACCCAACAGATATTACTTTTACTTCCGATGGTTTTTCTATTGCTGATGGAAGCGCAGTTCCACAAATTTACATAAACAAAAGTTCAGATGCTTTTGTTTCTTGGAACTGGTTGGCTGGCGGCTCTGCGTCAAGCAATAGTAATGGGTCAATTACATCTTCTGTATCTGCAAATACAGAAGCAGGGTTTAGTATAGTTAGCTATACTGGCAATGGTTCTGCTGGGGCTACGGTGGGTCACGGCCTAACTAATGCGCCTGAGTTTTTTGTTACTAAAAGACGAAGCCAAAGTGACCCTTGGCAAACTTATGTTGCATCATTAGGCGCAACTAAAAGACTTGAACTTGATGCAACTAGTGGTGCAATAACATCAACCGCATCATTCAATGATACCGAACCTAATTCTTCTGTTTTTACTTTAGGTTCTGGTGGTTATGGCAATGCGTCTAGTGCTACCTACATAGCCTACTGTTTTCACAGCGTTGATGGTTACAGCAAGGTTGGCTCATACAGCGCAAATAATTCTAGTGATGGGCCTTTTGTTTATTTAGGTTTTCGTCCTGCGTTTATTTTCATTAAAGGAACTAGCACAACAACTCATTGGGTTATATCAGATAATAAACGTGACGGTGTTAATGTAACAAGCAAAGCACTTTTTTCAAATTTAAGTAATTCTGAGTCAACAGACAGGCACGTTGATTTTTTATCAAATGGGTTCAAATTACGATTAACTGCTTTAGACCCTAATACTAATGGCACAGATTACATTTACCTCGCCTTTGCAGAACAACCCTTTAAATATTCTAATGCCCGATAGGAGACAATAATGCCCTGGAAACACAACAATAAAGTCATACGCGCAGGACGCGGGTGGGTATCTGATAAAGGGATAAAACACCCGACTAACTGGATGTCTTGGTCGGACGAAGAAAAAAAGGCTGCTGGGCTTGTTTGGGAAGATGACCCCAAACCCTTTGATTCACGTTTTTGGTGGGACGCGACTACACCTAGAGACATTCATAATCAAAAAAACGATGATGGAAGTGTGACCCCTGGTCTTAAAACACTCTGGAAGCAAAAAACAAAAGAAACAGCCGCATCTTTGCTTGCGCCTACAGATTGGTATGTAATACGTTTTCAGGAAGATGACACAAAAATTATACCTAACAAAATTAAAACCTATCGTGCAGAAGTTCGCAAAAAAAGCGGAGTGATAGAAACAAGTATCGACAACGCTTCAACTCACGCTAAATTTATGGCACTATTTGATGCCCCAGAAGGAGGCGTTGCGCCAATAGCTAACTGGCCTGATCCTGTGGAGTAATAAATGCCGTTAACCAAACTACAGTTCAAGGCAGGAGTTGTAAAAGACACCACAGCTTATTCAAATGAAGGCGGCTGGGTTGATAGTGATAAAGTGCGCTTTCGGTTTGGTTATCCAGAAAAGATTGGTGGCTGGGAGTCTCGTACAGACGACACTATTAAGGGTACACCTAGAGCATTACATGCTTGGCAAACGCTAGATTCTCAAAGCCTAACAGGCATTGGCACAAACACAAAATACTATATTGAAAGTAGCGGTAATGTTTTTAACATAACACCGCCTCGCTTAGGGGTTCTTGTTCCGCAACGTGTATCTGGTCTTGCCGCAACAGGAGCAATAGGTACAGTAACTACGCAAAGTACATATTCCGTGACAGGTGTTTCTGCAACTGGCACAATGGGTGTAAATGCGGTACAATTTAGTAGTTTACTTGCAACAGCGAGCGTTGGCACGGTAACGGTGTCTATCTCATAGGTGGAACATGACCAATATTACCGTAAATCTTACTGGTGTTCAGGGTACTAGCCGACTTCCTCTATACTCAATAGTTACAGCACCTGCTGCCGCAATCCTTACAGGCTTTAATGTTACTGCTAGTCTTGGTAGTATTGACGTTGTTGGCGATATTACCACCACAATCCCTGTGACAGGTTTTGCTGGCACAACGAGTCTTGGCACAGTTGTTGTTCCAGTGGTTATTGACACGGGTTTGTCTGCAACGAGCGGATTAGGTGATGAGACTGTAACAGTTGATGCAAATGTAGCTACAACAGGCGTGTCTAGTACAACCGCACTTGGTACGCCAACGCTTACCATGACAACTGTGTTTACCAACAATGTGTTGGATTTTGTTCTGACGCAAGGAAGCACTACTGTAACTGTTCGACACGTTGACCACGGCGCACAAACAGGTGAAGACATTCAAATAAAAGATGTTGATCTTGACGGCGGTAGCGGTGCTTACGATGCAGAAGAAACATCTCTTACAGGTGAGTTTACCGTGACGCGGGTAGATGCAGACAGCTACACTATTACAATTCCCACGGCTTCGACAATAAACCTTACGGGCGGTGAGGCAACTGTAGTCTACGAAATTAGTGCAGGCTTGGACACTGTTGTCGGTGGTTATGGATGGGGTGCTGGTACTTGGGGCAGAAACGGTTGGAACCAACCTGCTACAGTGACAGCCAACTCACAGCTTCGACTTTGGAAGCATGACAACTTTGGTGAAGACCTTATATTTAACATCAAGGGTGGTAAGATATTCTATTGGGATGCTACAGGTGGGTTTGCTGGTAGAGCAAGACCGCTTGATGCGTATTCTACAAATATTCCTATTTTAGCTAATCAAATACTTGTATCTGACAGAGACAGGCACGTTATTGCTGTTGGTACAAACGCAATAGGTTCAACTGACTTGGACCCGTTGCTTGTTCGATTCAGTTCGCAAGAAGATCCGTTTGATTGGAATCCTACAGCAACAAACACAGCTGGTGACCTAAGAGTTGGTAATGGATCAGAAATTATCCAAGCGGTAGAAACACGGCGCGAAATACTACTTATTACCGATGCGTCTGTAAACTCAATGCAGTTTATAGGACCCCCGTTCACGTTTGGTATCACACAGCTTTCAAGTCAAACGACAATTATTGGGTCTAATGCGGCAGTAGCAGTGGGGGATGCTGTGTTCTGGATGGGTGAGGACAGGTTCTACCTCTACGATGGTCGCGTTCAACCTTTGCCCTGTACCGTGCGAGACTACATTTTTGATGACTTTGACCTTCAACAGGCAGACAAAGTGTTTGCTGGCTCTAACGCAGCCTTTGGTGAGGTGTTTTGGTTCTACCCGTCTGAGACAGGCGCGGCAGAAAACGACAGGTACGTTGTCTACAATTATGAGCAAAAAATTTGGTATGTAGGCAATCTGGAGCGTACAGCGTGGCTTGATCGTGGTGTTAATCGTTTTCCTCTGGCAACAACATCTGCCAGCAACACATATGCCAGCAAACTGTACGAACATGAAAAAGGAAGTGACGCAGACGGTGTTGCAATCACATCGTTCATCGAATCTGCACCAATTGACATCGGCGATGGCGACAACTTCTTGTTTATTCGCCGCATGATACCTGATGTAAGTTTTGACAGGTCTGCTTCTACTGCAACAAAAGAAGCAACTATAACGCTCAAGTCGCAACGCTCTCCTGCTGGTGGTTTTACAACCTCAAAGGCGTTGACAGTTACTGATACAACTGAACAAAATCATACGAGGCTTAGAGGCAGATCCTTTGGGCTTAGGATAGAATCAGACAATCTTGGTGTTGCGTGGAGACTCGGATCTCCTCGTGTAGAAATACAACAGGATGGTAAACGATGAGTAGAGAACTAGTACCGCCACAGTTTCCATTAGCTCCTGAAGAGTATGATAGGCAGTATTTTGATGAGATGGTTCGCTCTTTAACTCAACTTGTGGTACAGTTACAAAACCCCGGTGAGTTGCGAGGCACAAAAATAACGCTCACAGACTTACCGACATCTGCCACTGGACTTGAGATAGGGGCATTGTATAATGATGGTGGGACAGTAAAGGTTGTCACGACATGAGTTTAGGAAAATTACTTAAAACAGCATTACCTGCCGCAGCAGGTGCGTTTTTAGGTCCAGCAGCAGGCGCTGCTTTGTTTCCAGGCGCTACAGGCATCATGGCAAGCCCATTTATACAGCGTGCTTTAACATCTGGTGCTGTTGGGCTGTTAACAGGCCAAAAACCTAAAGATGCTATTCTAAGCGGTATTATGGGTGGTGTAGGGGGTCAATTTTTAGGTGGCAACCAAACAGCTATGCAACAAGGAATAGGCGGCACAGGTCTTCCAATTGGTCCAAGCGGACAGGTTAGTTTCGATCAAATGGCTAAAAAAGCTGTTCAAGATGCTGCAAAAACTTCTGCCAGCGCTCCTGGTGGCGCTGGTTTTGGGGCATTAAGAGGAGCTGCTAAGGCCGCTGATGCAAAAACCATGTCTGGAGACTTGTTAAAATCTCTTGGTTTCGCTGGTCAAGATGAAGGTAATCTGTTGTTTAAAATCCTCAATACACAATTAGGAGAGGGTGTGGCGGCTGGTCTTATTGCTCAATTATTAGCTGGTGATGATGATGAAGAAGTTGTGGGTGAGTTTGAGCGTAGACCGTTTGGCGCTGGTGGACCAGGAGGGAAACTTGGAGATATAAATTACGCTGAAGGTGGAGAGGCGATGAAGCCAAAACGTCAACCCACTATTATGGACATAATTAATAAGTTTAAAACCATAGAAACTCCATTTGGCTCTGGGGTTACAAGAGATCAAAGACTAGAGTTATTAAAACGTCTTGGAATGGTTCAAACCGCAGCAAAGGGCGGCGAAATGTCTTTTCCCCGCCGTAATGGTGGTATAGATCCAGCGGAGGGTTCTGGCACAAAAGATGATGTACCAGCTATGTTAATGGCTGGTGAATTTGTAATGACCCGTGACGCTGTAAAAGGAATGGGCGATGGTAACTTACGCAAGGGTATAGACCGCATGTACGGTATGATGGATAACCTTGAGAGGATGGCATAATGTCTACCCAAACTGTAGAGCAAATACAAAGATTAGCACCTTATCTTGAGGGGCTTGAAAAACGCATATTGCAGACAGCGTTTGGTGAATTTGACGGGGATACGCAAACATCCAAAGGCTTGTTAGATACACGTTTAAACCTTCCGCAACAACAAGTAGCTGGTCTTGACCCACTTCAATTAGCGGCGCAAGAACAAGCGTTGCAGCAGTTTGGCATGTTTCAGCCAATGGTTCAAACGGCTGGACAATTAGCTGCGTCTGGCATAGGCCAAGGCATGGCAATGCTTGACCCATCACAGGGCATACAAGCATTTATGAATCCATATCAACAAAATGTTATTGATGAAATCAATCGTCAAGCAGCTATTGGTCAACAAGGCTTAGATGCAAAAGCAATTCAAAGAGGTGCTTTCGGGGGGTCTAGACAGGGCATACAGGCAGCAGAACAAGAGGGTCGCAGGCTTGGTGAAATTGGCAAGTTCTTGTCTTCTGGGTTTGATAAAGCAGTTGGAGCTTCTCAAAAAGCCGCACAATTGTTCGGTGGACTTGGGCAGGCTGCGGGAACATTAGGTGATTTGGGCAGGTTGCAATCAGAACTTGGTCGTGCTGACATAGGAATGTTGTCTCAACTTGGCGGTATTGGTCAAAGACAAACGCAAGCACAGCTTGACGCACAAAGACAAAACCTGCTACAGCAAGCTCAAGAGCCGTTTACTCGCTTGCAACTTGGCAGTCAGTTGTTAAAAGGCACACCATCAGGAAGTCTTTCATCTACATTTAAGAGCGTGACAGAACCTTCTGCTAACCCATTCTTGCAGGGTGTTGGCGCTTACACAGCCCTTCAAGGCGCTGGAATGACATCCGCATAAGGAGCTTGGCATGGCGGTTTCTGGAATAAAAGGCACAGGCATAGGTCAGGTTACAATTCCTAGCGCAGAGGAGGCTTACGAAGCTCAAAAAGAGAGCATTGGTGATATTGCATCCTCTTATTTAGAAGGGCTGACTTCAGGCACTGGCAAAAGAAGCGGCATGTTTATGGGGGTTCCTGACTTTGCGCCTGAGCCGCAAACTAGATTTGGTCAGTTATTTGATTTACCTGGAATTGCTGAAAGCGCTGCCAGAGGCGCTAGATTTGTAACTGGATTGCCAGTTGCTGTTGGCGGTACTGTAGCTGAAATTTTAGCCTCTCCTACTGAAGCTGGTATTCAAAGTGAAATACAGAGAATAGAATCTGAACTTTCTCCTTTTAGAGAGCAGCTTCGCAGAACAGGTGCAGATGTTCCGAAAAGTGGGGTTGATGATTCTGCTGAGTTTATAGGAAATGTAATTGAAGAAAGCCCTGTTAATGAACCCCAAAAACAAAGTGGAGTTGATGGTTCTGCTGAGTTTACAGGAAATGTAACTGACGAAGGCCTTGAAGACATTACAAAAATGGCCTTGCAAGATTATCTTGATCAAGCCCGACCAGGCACTCAACCCCAAGATTATAAAGAATATATAAAAGAGTTTGCTGACGCTACAGGGCTTGATGTATCTGGCAAGCCTGATAAAAGTACAGCGTTGATGGCGCTTGGCTTATCTCTCATGCAGAACAGGGCTGGCAAAGGCTTTGATGTAGGAAAGATGCTAGGCGCTGTTGGTGAGGCTGGTGAAGCTGCATTGCCTGCATATCAAAAAGCCAAGTCTGAGGCTCGTGCGCTTCGTGCAAAAGCTGGTGAATATGCGCTTGGCAGGAGAAAAGAAGACGAAGCAAAAGCTCAACAAAGAAACTTTATGTATGTTGTGCCTAAACAGGGTGAGGGCAAGACAGAGAAAGAGCGTCTTGCTAATAGAGTGATGCGCGGCAAATACATTAGAGTTAACGCATCAGAACTTAACGCCCTTGACACTAATGAAGATTTTAACAAAAACTATGAATTTTTACCACCAGATGCCCTTACAAGCATGAAGGATTTGTTTAAAGCTCCAGAAAGCAACTACGGAGAAGGCTTAGAGACTTTAACCTTGTTTGAGGATAAAGATGGCCCCGTTGAAATGAAGGTTAGATTTCCAAAAGCTGGATTTGAAAACTTGCCTACCAAAGCGGCTTCTTCTGACCAAATTGAAGGTGCGTTAAGTGGACTTAACGCTCGTAGAGCAAAACTAGATCAAGTTGAATCTAGATTTCAAGAATTTTCAAATTCTTTTAGCAACACGCCACCTACATTAATTCCGCAAGCAATTACGGCTGTTGGCGAGCTAACAAGAGCGATAGGGTTTTTGCCAATAACAAACTTCAAACAAGCTGTAGAAGGCGAAGATGACGTTCAAAAGCAGAAAAGATTTTTACAATGGGTTTCTACATCTTATGCCCCCGAAATTTTGCAAGAAGCTGGGAAAACCATATCTGACGCTGACCGCGTAAGAGTTAATCAACTTGTTGGTGAAATAAAAGCATTAAGCGACCCCAGAGCTATAGCAGCAAGAGTTAATCAACTTCATGGATTGATTATTCAGTCTTCAAGAGCAAAGCTTTCACAAGGTTACGAAATGTTAAATAGAGTTGGTGGCGGCGTAGAGTTGCAGCCTTTATCAGAAGAGGATAAAGCAGAACTTGCAGAGCTTAGAAAACAAATTGATTTAGTGACCAACAAATGAACGAAGCTCAAGAATTTTTAATTTTAAAAGCAATTCAACAAAATTTGTTGACTGATAGAGAGAAAGATATCGCTGCAAAAGCTTTGTCTGGTAGTGATATAGATGCACAAAGATTGACCTCTTCTCTGGTAGCTAGACAACAAGCTGGTTATAGCCCTAATACTAATTTTGGTTCTGCTTTTGAATTATCCTCCAGCGAAGATGAAAACTTTGATTATGAGTCAGGGGCTGATTCTGGTCTTCGCGCTCTTATGTCCTTTGGGGAAACGGCTGGTGAGCGTGAGGGTATATTAAAAGATATCGTTGGAGAAGACGGATACATAAGAGATTCTCAAGGAAGACTTGCGCTGACAGAGGCAGGGCAACGTGCTAGAGGAATGGAGCCAATTGGCAAAAATCTTGTTATTGAAGATAAAGGATTTTCTTTGGGTGATTTTGCTGATTTAGCTGGTATTGTGCCTGAAACAGTTGGTGCAATCGTAGGCGGTATCTTAGGTGCGCCAGGACTCGTCACTGGAGCTGTTGGAGCGGGAGTTGGCGCGGCTTTAGGGCAGACGGTGGAAGAAGGCATAGAAAGTTTATTAGGAGTTCAGCAACAGACCGCTGGTGAAGTTGCGGCTGACGCTGCAAAAGAAGCTGCATTAGCTGCTGGTTTAGACTATTTAACTGTTGGAACATTTAGATTGGGCAGAGCTGTTGTTGGTGGTGCCGCATCCAAAGTTGGCGCTAGGGCAGGCGACCCAGTTGCCCCAGAAATGGGCAAAGAGCTTGTTGATAGAGGCTTTAGGCCTAGCTTAGAGGCGTTGGGTGCGCCCACTCTTTTAGCTAAAGGTGTTAAGTTCGCAAAAGGCGCAACTGGAGATACATCAGATATATTTAGAAATACTGAACTAGCTTTAGCAGAGAAAAAAGTTTTACTAGAAGAGTTGCAAGCAGCTACACTAGAAAATGCGGGTAAGGCTTTTGAGGATGTTACCAGTGCTAAGTTTAAACAACTTGAGAAACAGCTAAACTTAGCTCAACGAAAATCATTAGAAGCTGTAGAAAGTAGCTTGGCTCTTGTTGGCAAGTCACTTGATGAAGGTTTTGATATAAACCCTGAAGCCCTTAGCGCAATTACCAGAGCGTTTGATTCATTCAACACAGATGCAGTTAGCCGTTTTGAAGTTATGGATAAGCTTCTCGCAAAGCTTGATATAGACCCAACTGCCGCAGGGTTAAAAATTGATGGCGGTAGAATAAAGCCTATTGATTTAAGTCCTGAGTCAGCAATTAAAGGTGTAATAAATGACATTATTGAAGGCGGGGCTGGCACAAGAACATTGTTAGATCCAAATGTTGCCAGAGTTATAAAAGGTCTTGAGGACTTAGGTGAAGCTGCTACATTTGGCAACATATCAGCTCAAAGAAAGCTTATAAACGACATTCTGTTTAGTAATGGAGGGCAAGACGGTCTTAGTACTCTTGGACGAAAAGACCTGTTTAAGATTAGAGAGGCATTGGACAATGCTTTAAGCGCAGACCAACTTCTTCGTGTAAAAGGTCTGGCTCCAGGTCAAAACAAACAGTTAGCAAAAATAGGCAGATTAAGAAAAGAAGCCATAGATAATTATAGAGATGGTTTAAAAAGATTTGACGAGTTAGAGCGTTTTGGTGTGATTAAAGATATCCGTGACGCAACAAAAAACCCACAACTGTATGCTGACCAATTCTTTAACAAAATATTAAGACCAAACTCACCAGAGCGGCTAAAGGCAACTTTAAAGGCAGTTGATAACCCAGAAGAGTTACGTCAGGCATTAGCTCGTTCATACGCTGATAATGCTATGTTTAAGACGGGCATAGACTTAGATAACCCAGCTAAATTTAGTGGGATTAGGTTCTATAACGAAATAGAAAAACTTGGCAGCACTGGCAAGGTTTTGTTTGGAAACGAATGGCCTGCTGTAAGGCAACTTGCTAAAACGATAGCTAAGATATCTCCAGATGACATGCCTGCCGAAGCAATAGAATCGATTATGAGACAAAACCTTGATAGAGGTATTGTTGATTCTATGCGTGAGCTTTCTGAAGCGTCAAAGGCATTAAATGAAGCATCCTCTTTAAGCTTTATAAAAAAGTACAACAACGGCAGTTTAACTCCAGAAGAAGCTGTAACTGAACTTTTAAAGCCAACAAACAAGGTTGCTGATTGGAAAAAGATAGAAGCGTTTTATGGTAAAAACTCACCAGAACTCGCTAAAATAAAAACAAACCTTATCGAAAGAATTTTAAACAAAGTTGATGGAAACGTATTTACTTCTCCTAATGCAGCGGCTGAAATGCGTAGAACTATAGACCAATACGACAAAGACTTGTTGCAAACAATTATTGGTAAAGAAGCTTATGACAAATTAATAAAGTTTTCTGATGAAATGATTTATTTAGGTGATGTTGGCACCGAGGGTTCTATAGCTGCTGGTGCGGTTTTTGCTCAAGTCTCAACAAGCCCTGTAGCCGCAGTTCGCAGAGATTTACGACACAAAGCTATGGCTAAAGTTTTCTCTAACCCAACAGTTATAAATTATTATGCGGGCAAGGGCGTAAATAATGCTAGTAAGAATGTTAATGGCGTTGCAAATGCGGTTGCTACTGCGGCGGGTATAACTGCAAGGGGTGTTGCTGTCGCAAGACAAGGTGGCGTTAGGGCCGCTATGGAAGAGGGGGACCAACAAGTACAAAGATTTGAGGCACGCGAAGCTGCACGCATGAACTCCCCGCAGCTCACAGAACCGAACAAAAGTTCGTCTTTGGCTGCTACAAGTCCGATAACACCAGGGCCAGCACAATTTTACGGAATACCACAGCAGGCTTCACAGCCTAGCATCAGACAACAGGCCGCTGCCAACCCTGGCATAGCACAGGCGTTAGGCATTCGCGGCCCAACAGCAGGATTATTAAATAAGCCATGAACAAAGATAGATTATGTGAAGAGATAGCCGAAGACGAAGGCTGTAAATACGAGATTTATTTGGACCATCTTGGTCTGCCAACTTTCGGAATTGGTGCGCTGATTAAACAGGGCGATCCCGAATATGGCAAGCCTGTAGGCACTGTCATAGAACAAGAGCGTGTTCAACAAAGGTTTCATTTGGATATGGCTGTAACTCTTGATGAGTGTAAGGTTTTGTATCCAGACTTCGATGACCTACCAGAAGAGTGCCAACATATCATTGCAAACATGATGTTTAACATGGGTCGGCCTCGATTGAGTAAATTTAAGGGCATGAAAGCTGGCGTTGATGCCAGAGATTGGAACAAGGCCGCAGACGAGATGGTTGACTCAAAGTGGTACACACAAGTACCGAATCGCGCACGGCGCTTGGTAGACCGCATGAGAGCGTTAGCTGATTAACTTTATTTTAAGGAACCAGCTTCATCAGTTGAATCAAAGCTACATGAAGCTGTCTCTCCTTGACAGCATTCCTCTATAACAAGGTGACAGACAGCGCATTGCACATGACCATGTACTTCAATAGGCTGCATCTGTGTCTGACATCGAGGGCATAAGCCATCGCGTATGTTTTTCTGCATTGATCCGTCACCCATAGAAATGTTCATTTCTTTTTATTCTTGCTGCCTTTAGGTCTACCTCTACCGCGCTTTTTCTTTTTGGGCTTTTCTTCTTGAATGCAATTTGGGAAGAACGCTCTTAAAAATTTAGCAAACATTATAATCTCCTTATTATATCCATTGAATGCTAGGTTGGTCTACGTCTTTTTTAAACCTGTTTATTTTCCAAACAAACCATGCCATAGCTGTCTTACCGCTACCATACCAAGCTGATTCGTGGTCGCCTCTAATTAAAGTTAGTCTTTTGGTATGGACCAGAACAGTGTCTGGTGGCGTGTGTTGAAAAATCTCCTCATATCTTTTCTGACCTTCGAGAAAAGCTAGACGAAGTAGAAAAATAAATCCCTCTCCATCTTTGCTTTGTTCTTGCAGTTTATACGCATGTTTAACAAATTCATTTGCCAACTTGTACGGGGGGTTGGTCACAATCCACGGCGCTAAACTCTTTTGCTCCATTAGAAAGTCTATGTTGCGTAAATCACCATAGCCACGGTCCACAAGATCAGTGCTGTATGTTTTTATACTATGATCTTTTAAAACCTCTGATATATGCCCCTCACCACAAGCAGGCTCCCATACATCATACGATGTTTGATTATTATTGCATAACAACCACGGGCAGCAATCAATCATCTTCTTGGTTGCGTCAGGCGGGGTTGGATAATAATCGTCTTTTTCTCTGCTGCTATCCAACTGAACCTATGCCCAAAGAATCATTGTTTTTAAATGTGTCACGGTATTCCCTGTTAACCATTCTTTTTATTTGCTGGCTAATATTTCTATCTTCTTCTTCGCAAATTTTGCGAAGTTTATTGTATGTGTTAAGGTCTATACCTACCGATTTCCACTGTTTATTATTTTCTTTTTCCATATGAAAGACACCATAAAATGCCAAGGTTTAACAAGTTCTATCATAAGAATAAATTTAATGCAAAAAAAACAGAGTGTCTTGGTATTATGTTTGATAGTAAGTGGGAAGCAGAGCGATATGGACAATTGGTCATGTTGCAAAGAGCGAATCAAATTCGTGATTTAGTTACGCAGGTTAAGTTTGATATTAAAATAAATAATGAAAAAATCTGCACATATATAGCTGATTTCACTTACTACGAAAAAAATAAAGACGGTGTTGAAGAATTTGTCGTTGAGGACGCAAAAGGGCTGGAAACTGCGGTTTTTCGCCTAAAAAAGAAATTGATGAAAGCTGTAAATAACATAGAAATAAAGATTTCTAAAAAATAAAGCTTGCAATTGTGAAAAACTTTTCCCATATTAGTCTTAACGACATTTTTGAAGGAGTCTAGTATGACTGATATCGAATCAGTGCGTGAGTCTGATCTGTCTGAACTTTATGTTTTAAAAAAGCAGCTTGAGCAGACAATCTCTGACGCACAACAAAAAGTTAAAATTATTAAAGATGTTCTTGAGTCCAGGTATCTTGAGAGGGCGCAAAATAAATTGCGTCAAGATGGCAAGGACTTTGGTAGCGTGGTTTTGCAGGACAAAGATTTTAGGATTAAAATCAACATTCGTAAGAAGGTTGAGTGGGATCCTGATAAAACTATCAGCGTTCTAAACAACATGGACGAAGATACTGCAAGGCACTACGCCACAGTTAAGTACACAATTCCTGAAGCTAAGTTTAACAATGCTCCGCCTGATATTAAGGCAGTGCTGAGTGAAGCTAGAACCGTGCATCTGCAAGGTATTAGCGTTGATTTGGAAAGGGAAGAAGATGCTTAACATTATCACCGCTGAACAAAGATTGAACGAAAAGAAGGGCCATAAGCTTGTGGTTTGTGGCCCCTCTGGGGTGGGCAAGACTTCTCTTGCCCGAACCCTTGACCCCTCTAAAACATTGTTTATGGATTTAGAGGCTGGTGATGCTGCTATCGAGGGCGTGGCTATTGATGTCATTCGCCCACGAACATGGCAAGAGTGCCGTGATTTCGCAGTTTTTCTTGGTGGGCCTAATCCTTCTTTAGGTGAAGAGGCTACATACAGCCAAGCGCATTATGAATATGTTGTGCAGACTTATGGGGATCCCTCAGAGGTTCTGTCTAAGTATGATACCTTATTCGTTGATTCGATTACGGTTGCTGGACGTTTGTGTTTTACATATTGCACTAATCAACCTGAGTGTAAATCAGATCGCACTGGTAAGTTAGATACCAGAGCGGCGTATGGTATGCAGGGTAGAGAGATGATGGGCTGGCTATCACATTTACAACATATCAGAGACAAGAATGTCGTATTCGTTGGCATTCTTGACGAAAGAGTTGATGATTACGGGCGGCAGATTTATGAACTACAGATTGAAGGTTCAAAGACAGGCCGTGAACTACCTGGAATCGTTGATGAAGTTATTACGATGGCTGTCATGTCTAGTGACAATGGAAGCCCGTATAGAGCCTTTGTATGTCAAACGCTAAACCAGTGGGGCTATCCTGCCAAGGATAGGTCTGGTAGGCTCGATCTCCTAGAAGAACCACACCTTGGTAGACTTCTAGAAAAAATGTCAGGGGGTGAGCCACAGGCAGAACGCCCGATGAATTTTGTAAACCCAAATGAAGTAGAGGACGAAACCAATGCTTAATCTAAATGAAATCCCTGTGTCTGAATCAAGCAATGAACCATTGCCGTTGATTCCAGATGGCACGATTGTTCGTGGTGTTTTAATGTTTGAAGGGGGTGATCATATCAAACCTGAATTTTCTCAAAGCGCCATGTTTTTTAAAAAATCCCAAAGCACTAGTGCTGAATGGATGCCTATCGCAATGACCATTGTTGGTGGTGAGTATGATAGGCGTAAAGTCTGGCAGAATATTTTTGTTCATGGCGATGCCATTGATGAGAAAACTGGTGTGTCAAAAGCAAGGCTTATTGGGCTGAATACAATTCGTGATATTGTAAACAGCGCACATGGCTTGGATGCAAATGACATGTCACCAGAGGCGCAAGCTAAACGTCAGATCAATGGCGTTGAAGATTTACAGGGCATGGAAGTGTGTTTTGTAGTTGGTATTGAGAAGTCTAATGATCCTCAATATAAAGACAAAAACCGTGTTAAGTCTTTCTTGCCAGCAAATAGCCCATCCTTTATTCCGCCAAATGCTTCTGGCGGGGCTTTAGGAGCGCCTACAGCGGCTCCTATGCCTCCAAAGGTTCAACAGGCTATGAACGCACAGATGCCTCCTGCAACGGCTCAAAACGCCAGCAATGCGGGTATCACGCCAGCTTGGGCAAAAAGTTAACTTTAATGGCGTACTAACGGCATCTCCTTCATGAGTCGTTAGCTGGTTTGGGTGGCACCAGTGCCGTAAAGCCACCCACCTTAAATTTTACAGAAATACTGGAGGGTAAAAATGGCTGTAAAGAAAACAAATGATTCAATTAGCATTCCTGTGATCAAGCAGGGTACGATTAAATTACGTTTGATTGGTCAAACGCCAATGTACTTTAATAGTATGTCGTCTAAAGCTAAGAGAGACTTACTCGTTGGCGCAGGTCGTAAGACTGCGGCTGAGAAAAAAGAGATCAAGCATAATCCAGAGCAAGAGTTTATTGACTCTATGCACACGCAAATGAAGGGCGATACTTTACTGTGTTTCCCAGCGGCTGGTGTAAAAGGTGCAATGGCTACTGCTGCGCTTGAAACTGCTGGTGTAAATAAAACTAGCGTAAATAGACTAATCTTCTTACCGCAAACCAATATTAATATTTGGGGTAAGCCGTACCTTAAAATTGACGTGGTTCGCTCTGCTGATATGAACCGCACACCAGATATGCGTACTCGCGCTTATCTTCCTAATTGGTGTGCGGAAGTAGAGATTAGGTTTGCTACGCCTAACTTTAGTGCGATGTCTATTTCGTCTTTGGTGCAGAACGCTGGTCAGTTAGTTGGGCTGGGTGATTTCCGCCAAGAAAAAGGCAGAGGTTCTTTTGGTACGTTCACCATTACAGGATCTGAAGACCTTGGTGATCATAAAGACTTCTGGGATGAAATGATGGAGGAAGGTCGCGCAGTGCAAGAATTGTCGCGAGATAATCCAGAATGTGCTGATGAAGAAACAGCAGAACTGATGCAGTTCTTGCAAGAAGAGCGGTTGCGGAGGGCTGCTTAAACTATTAGGCGGGGGTTTCCCCCCGCCACGGGTTGCGGTTATCTATGGATAGGTCTGGCATGTCGAGGCGGTTATGGAGAGGCATGGCACGAAAAGTCATGTTTCTTTGTGGTAAGTCTAGGCGGTTGAGTCATGTTGCGTTTCGGTTGGGTCTCGTAAGGTTCGGTTGGGTAAGTTCTGGCGGTTAAGGCTGGATAGGCAAGGCGGGGTAGGGTCCGTCACGGCACGGCTAGGCGCAGTCAGGTTGGGCTGGGCGAGGCGGTTGAGTTGAGTTTTGTTATGCCGAGATGCGGCTTGGTGGGTTTAGGCGGTTTTGGTCTGATATGGTCTGTCGCGCTAGGGTTAGGACGGGCTTGGTACGGCACGGCGGTTTCGGTATGTTCAGGTCTGGTAGGGTTACATGGGGTTGGGCATGGCGGTTAATTTTTAAAAGGAGAATGTAATGAGTAATTTTGCGAAAAAAACAAAACAGAGGATCATTGATGGGTATCTGCAAGCTACTGGGCTAAACATTTACAAGCCAGATGAATTTGTTGATTGGTTAGCTGAACAGCCCGACCATGAGGCGTATGATGCTTTTTATGGCATGGATGACAGTGTAGCGGCTCGTAACTGGCGCATCGATAAAGCGCGGCAGATGGCAAGCGGCTTACGGATTGTTGTTAAACAAGAGGATGTAACGCAGAGCGAAGTTATTTCGATTAAGGTCACTGAATATCCGGCCTACATTTCACCTGTTGCTACACGAAAGTCAGGCGGTGGTTATGAGCGGTTTGACCCTAAAGATGAAGCAGCGCAGCAAGAGTTAAGAAAACAGGCTGGAGTTTATTTAGCGGGATGGCTTGGTCGTTTTAGGGGCGCGGCTGAAAATGCTGGTTTAGACTTAACGTCAGTTGAATATATTGTTAGGGTTTTAAGAGACGATAAAGATGAGAAGCTAGAGGCTGGATAAAATGCGCGGTGAAATAAACGTAGTTATGTTTTTTGCTGATAAAGAGGTGAAGAACATAAAAGCTTTTATCAAATTAAATGAAAACTTTGGTGATGAAGATATAATAGATGAAATGTCTAATTTTATTGATTCTGTTATTAAACAGCACAGAGATAAATTTAGGATGGGCATAGCTACTCTAATGGTAGGTGGAGATGAACTTTTCCAGTTATCTTTCTCTAATAAACGAGGCAGAAGTTTATGGAACCTAACGATACCAGACGAAACAACAGTGCATTAAAAGAAGTTGCAAATTGTTTTGAGAATATAGGCTGGGAAAAAAGGTTATGTGATTTACAGGAGCGAGAAGTTCTTGGGCTTATAGCCATCATACAAAAAGCGAGGGATCTAACAGATGACTATACAGAACAGGGCGTTCTTGAATTTGAACAGAGTGTCACCCGTGTTGACGAACCCTTCTTTGACGACCCAATTCCATTCTGATGCCATCGAACTTATTTCCTACGAAATAGACAGAGCCATCTGCGAAAAAAACGACACTCAACCACAGAGGACGTATTTAGGTGGCTCTTCTTTAGGCAGCCCGTGTTCACGACAAGTTCAGTATAGATATATGCAAGTTAAACCAGATGAAGACAAAATGTTTTCAGCAAGAACTTTGCGTATTTTTGATATGGGTCACTTCATTGAGGACTTACTGGCTAAGTATATTAAAGAAGCAGGTTTTGATTTAAAGACACATGACTCTAATGGCAAACAGTTCGGGTTCTCTGTAGCAAATGAACAGATAAGGGGTCACATTGACGGCGTTATATGCTCTGGCCCTGTTACCATGTCATACCCAATGCTATGGGAGTGTAAGTCCGCTAACAGCAGGAAGTTTAATGAATTTGTTCGCAAGGGAGTTGCTGTTGCGAATCCTACTTATGCGGGGCAAATAGCACTGTATCAGGCATATATGGATTTATATGAAAACCCAGCCTTGTTTACTGTTTTAAACAAAGATACAAGTGAGATTTACTACGAGCTTGTTCCCTTTGACAGAGAGCTTGCCCAGAAGATTAGCGATAAAGGTGTAGAGATTTTAAAGGCAACAAAAGCAAATGAGATGTTGCCGCGTGTGGCGGTTAATTCAGATTATTTTACTTGCAAATATTGTGAGTTTCGCCAGACTTGTTGGTCATAGAAAAAGGGGCCGCCAGTTAATACCTGAGCAGACCCCTTTAGTGTGAGAACGAAATCAGATGTTAAGGAAAACAAAAAACTGAGTTCAGGTACAATATAATGAGTGTTTTACGTTTTGACAATACTAAATATGGTAGCGCCCATGAATTAGTTCAGAAGATTAGCGATGAGGTTCCGCGTTCTGTTCAGATAAGCATTTTGCAGGAAACTTATCCTAACGGTAGGATTCGGGGTCATGATTTCTTTATCGGGTCACTGGCGGGTGAAGCTGGTGAAAGTTTAAAGATAGATATCAACCCCAGTAGTCCACATTTCATGCGTGGGCAGGACTTTAATGGCGGCGAGGGAATCGGCGGAATCGTTAAGATTTTGATGGAGGCCCGTGGTATGCGGCTGCCTGAAATCAAAGAAATGTTCGGGTCTTATTTATCAGATGATGTCAGACCAGTTGTTAATGAACCATCTTGGCGTATGCCTAACGGGGGCATTGATTTAAATAGTTTGCCTGTTCAAGCAGAAGATCAAAAAGAAAAAGTTCGGATTGATGCTGCAACAGAACATAACGGTCAGTGGGACTATATCAGTCGGGACGGTGAGGTATTAGTAACTGTTCGCCGTTATGATATCGGTGGCAAGAAAGAGTTCCGTCCGTGGATTCCAGGCGTTAACTACCCAAAAGCTCCTGATGTTCGGCCTCTGTATAATATCCCGAACATTTTAGACCAGCAGCGGGTTGTCTGGGTAGAAGGCGAGAAGTGCGCCCAAGCTTTAATTGATGCTGGTATTACAGCTACATGCACACTGGGAGGTGCTGGTGCTTTAACCAGAAAGAACGCAGATAAGTTTGATTTCACACCTCTTCGGGGCAAAGAATTAATTATATGGCCTGATAACGATGACGCGGGTAGAAGGCTTGCTGAAATTGTTCGGGAAGTGGCGCTCGATGCTGATGCTGACAGCGTTACTATACTACATCCGCCTGCTGGCAAGCCGCCCAAATGGGATGCTGCTGATGCGATAGCAGAGGGTTTGGACATAGATGAGTTTATCAACAACGGTGTTGGGCATACGCACAAAGCTATTAATCTTCTTAACGATAGCCTTCTTATATCTAGGTTTACAGGTAGTGCGCCTGTTCAAAACTTCTTAATTGACGGGACTTTTCCGTTGGGTGTGCCAATCATATTCGCTGCCGCAGGTGACGCAGGTAAGGGCATGATGACCCTTGATCTATCTATGAAGGTGGCATCTGGAAAGCCGTTGCAGAACGCTTTCGGGGGTACAGTAAAAGAGTTCGGGGATGTGGTTATCTTCACTGCTGAAGATGATGAGGCGGAGATGCACAGACGTATTGAGAGATTGGATGAAGCAGGCGAGAGGTTTGATTACCCGAACAAATTACATGTTGTGCCGCTGCCAAATGTCGGTGGCGTGTTTCCTATCTTACGCGATAACATGGGTGATTACTCAGAAACAGATGAGTTTAAAAAGATTTACGAACAAATTTTACAGCTTAGTAATTTAAAGCTTATTGTATTTGACCCGTTGGCATCTTTCGTTCATGCGGATGTAAATGCTGATCCTGCCGCAGGTGCAGCTTTAACCGGATTACTGTCTAGGGTGGCAACAGAAACAGGTTCATCTGTTATTGTATGTCATCATATGACCAAGGTGCAGGGTGATAAGGTTATATCAAAGCCTGAAGAGGCTCGTAATTTGATTCGGGGTACGTCAGCTTTAGTTGATGGTGTTCGTTCTGCTTTTGCGCTATGGCAAGTAGATGAAAAGACTTCAGTTGGTCGATGCAACGACTTAGGGGTTACCTATGAGCGTAATCGGTGTTTTGATGGTGCTGTTGTTAAATCTAATGGCCCTGCCAGCAGGCACATAAGACATTTTGTTCGGGATATGCTCACAGGTCTACTTGAGGACAGGACCGAACAAATTAGAAACTTGGGCCAAAGCAATCAGGCACACTTACGCAAAGATGCGATGTTTAACTGGATTGCTGACTGTGAACGTAACGGTCGGGCTTTGTGTCAGCAGGGTGGAGCAGATGGCATAATAAACAGGCTCACCGACCCAGAAACACCAGAGATATTAAGAGGTCTAGGTCAATCGACCATAGACAGAATTGTTCGGGATTTAATCAACGAGCGGCGTGTTGAGAAGTATTCGTTCAGCACGGCTGGTGGTCGCAAGTGGCTTGGAACTACAAACGGCGTGATGAGTCGGGGTGAATATGAAGCGGTTACAGCGAGGGATAATGTATAAATGAACAGAAAAGAGATACTGAAAGACGCTAACAACAAGATTAGCCAGGAAAGAGCAGCGGAATATGGGGATGCTTTTCAAACACATGTTCGGGTTGCGAAGATGTGGTCGGCTATACTCGGACATGAAGTAACGGTCCCGCAGGTGTATCAGTGTATGATTGCCGTTAAGTTAGGTCGATTGAGTTTCTCGCCAGAGCATATTGATTCATGGGTGGACATTGCGGGTTACGCAGCTTTAGGAGGAGAAGCGCCGCAGAAATAAAAAAGCAGACAAGTTGTTCGGGGTTGCCCGCTTGCCTGCTTTCTTTCATGGTGACTATATATTGTAAACCGCGCTGTTTTACAAAACGCGGCTACGGTCTACCCGAACAATTCGGGCAGAAGGATAGAATAACATGAGCAGCAAGACAGAAAAACAAAAAAAGCAGGAACAAGAATATAAAAAATGGAAGCGCAGCCAGGGCAAACCCGAAGAATTGTTCGGATCTAAACCCGCGCAGCCTGGAAGAAAAAACTTGTTCGAGAGAAAATGTTCGGTTTGTGGCAGCTCGCAGGCCTGGAGATCATCAGACTTTGGGAGAACGTGGCAATGTTTCGCGCACGCAAAAGATTGAAGCGTTGGTTTGATTTTAATCGACTGAGAAACAAGAGGCGAATCTTTAAGTATAAGTCGCCTGTAGTTAAATTTTAAATTTTTTATTTTTTTACTCGCCAGAAGATCAATTCTGGTTATGGGTTGTGATATACTAAGTATAATAATAATGAGAAATGTTTTTCCAAAATTTACCCGTTAAATATTTCTCATGTTATAATACTAAAGTAGAGAACGAACGCTCATAGAGCAGAAAGATAAAAAAATGATTAACTTAGTTCAATTACAGCCAGAATATCGTTTTGACACTAAAGATATGGATCCGTATTGCGATATGGATTTAGAGGAATGCGGCTGGCATGTCAGAAAAGAGATCAAAACAATTATCGAAAAATGGCAAGTGCAGCCGAATCCAGAACGTGATGCAAAAGGTAAAGTGCCACGCGACAGACAAACTCCTTACTGGTGTTCTTACAGAGATGTATTTATCCGTAATGGTTTTCAGGCTGACGACATTGCAATTTTACAGCATGAGGTAAACCAAGCTTTGGGGAGACGCATCGGAGAAAAGAGAGATGCTATCAAAGAATTAGAGAAAATGCCGCAAGTGGATAATTTAAATTGCATCATTGCATCACCGCCAAAGGTGATTAGGTTTCTTGAAGAACTTATGGAACAGCTTGAGCGTGACCAAGATTATGTTAATCAACATCTGG